CGCACCCGCCGCTGGAACGTGTTTATTACCAGCGGTTGTCGGATGCACGTATGCAGTAGCACCAGCCGCTACACCGTCCAGTTTCGTCCCGTCTGTAGCAACATCACGCCCATCTACTGTGCCAGTAACCGCAATGTTTCCTGTAACATTCACATTGCCAGCAAAAGTCCCGCCTGTTGAAGCAGGAACGGTGTCAGCCGCCGTAAAGGATTTAAACGCAACGATAGCTAAATGGTCGCCAACAGCCGCACCAGACGCCAGAACAATCGACGTTCCGCTGCTGCCAGTGTAATCGCTGCCGTTGTCCAGAACGATGCCGTTTAAGGTCACAATGAGATTGCCAGCAGCATACGAAAGCGTTGCTGAGTTATTATCTGATCCACTAAAAGTGGTCTGTCCTGCCGTAGCCGTGTACTCATAGTCTAGCAAACTAACTGAACCCGCAGCACTAGCGTTAATCCAATTCGCCCCGTCATAAACTTTCATGCCATTACTGGTCGAATTAAAGTAAAGCGCACCAGAAACCAGCGCATTACCGTCATTATCGACACTCGGTTCGCTAGACTTGCTTCCCAAATAACGGTCATCAAATGAATCCAGCGCAGTAGCCGCAGCCGCCGCAGAGTTAGCCGCAGCTGTTGCAGAACTTGCAGCATTGGTCGCATTGGTCGCAGCCGCCGCCATCGTTGAAGCAACACCAGCAACAGTATTAACATTCGCAATGTTCGTTGCCGTTGTGTTTACTGAAGTGATATTTGATGCGATTGTCGCTAAGTTACTAGACGCTACAACAATAGAATTACCCATGCCGTTGCCGTGGACACTACAGGCGTAAACCAAAGCAGCCGGTGCATCAGCCGCAATCGTAAATGTCACTTTGGCACCTGACGAACCCGCCGTTCCTGTCGTAACGACACCCGTCGTGTACCCCGCCCCCGCACTCGTTTTGAATATTAATGGGTGTCCAGAGTTTGAACTGTTCGACAAATCGAAAGTGTAACTATTACCACGGTATAAACTCAACGTCGGGGCCGTCGTTCCGTCTAAATGGAACTTGTTACTGCCGCCAACAGCCGCCACTGTGACAACGAAAGACGTTGCAGTTCCTAGCGCAGTCGCAAGTGAATTGACGTTTGCAATTGAACCACCAACTGTATTCACGTTGGTAATTGCACCGGACACCGCCGTGACATTACTTATTGAGTTACCAACATTTGTGATATTTGCAATCACACCTGTCGCCGCAATGTCATCCATATTGGAGACATTACCGCTAGTGCCTAGTAGTCCAATCTCAGTGTTTTTACCCGCGACTGTGTTGACGTTAGTCACGGCACCCGCGACCGTATTGACGTTAGTAATCGCACCGGCAACCGTATTGACGTTGCTGACGGACCCCGCCACGGTGTTTAGGTTCGTAGTGTTCAACGCATTGAGTTGCGTTTTGTCACTGGCAGACAGCCATGTGCTTTCTAAATAGTTTTTCGTCGCGACGTCTTGTGCGCCCGTGGGGTTTGCGACGTTTGTGATACGCTCGTTACCGGCGTCGAACAGATTACTAGCGTTTTTAGACAACACAATGTCTGCAACGTCGTTGGCTTCTTGAGCCAGATAGAATGCTTGAAGACTATCCTTGTCGAGGATTTCGTCAGACAACACTGAGCCGGTCTGGTAGTCCACTAGCCGTGTGTTTGGGGATGTGGCACGTTTGATCACCACAACGTCACCGGCAGTTGGCCCAGTGTTTAACTGGATGCGCGTACTAGTCGCGAAAGTGAACGCTGTGGTAGCCGTTCCGTTGACCGTTACGCTGACATGTGTTGAAGAGAGATACGGAAACGACAAGTCAAACTGCTTGTTCTGAGGGTCTGATAGTCCAGCTTTGTTAGCATCTACATTGTAAACGTCACGGGCGTTTGCCATCGTGTGTCCTTTCTATTTGTAACCGCCGGTCGCGACGTTGAAGATTTGTTGATACAATTTGAACGGCAGTAACTTCTGCGCGGTCTCTAGCCGGTTGTCTTCGAATGCAAGGTCCAAGCCGTCCATCAACAGACCGGCTGACGGTCCACCGATAAGCGATAATCGTGCGTTCTCGCGGCTATAACGTGATGATCCTTCAGACAATCCTGACACCTTGCCGACGAAATCGATGGGCGTCGAGAGGTACGTCAGGAATCCTGATCGATCTATTGTGTCATACGCCCAAGCACCAGCGTCACGCTCTTTGATCTCACCGTGTCTGAGAATGTCTTTTGCGCCAACAACGGCAGTACCCAGGGCAAGTGCAAAAGCAAACGAACTGAAGGCTTGGAGATCACCATAGTTTGCCATCCGTTGGAACGCAGGGACCATGAATTTTGTCATCACGACGAAACCATAGGTCTGGAACTGTAGTACGATCTTTGCGTATTCGTTAGACATCAGGAACGGTGTGTCACCTTTGGACGGCGTCATGACCGCACGGTTCGCAGCGTTCTCCAAAGCAATCAACACGTCTTTGTGTGCTGTCTGTCCCATGCGGCCTTCTTTGAGCCAACGCGCCATGCCTAGTTCGTAGACACCCGCGTCGTTTTCTTTGGGTGGATACTTCTTGAACAACTTCTGGATATTACGCATCTCAGTCGATCCGAGACCAGACGCTGCAAGCTGTGCGATTTTGCCTTTTGCAACCGTGTCACCGGCAGAAGCAGCCGCTAGAATACCGTCGTAATCTTTCGAAATACGTGTAAAATTGTTCTGCATCTCGACCATCGCCAACATTTTGAGACGCGAGTTCCACCACAACATGCCGCTAGCATAACTTGTGGTATCTGTCAGACCTCGAAACATTCTATCGACTGTGCTTGTCGTGTAGTGCTTGACGGTCCCATAGTCACCCACGCCGCTCTGGAGACGCATATCGTCAGCACCGTTCATCGCCATTGTCCGGTTACCGTGACCCATCAATTCCAGCGCGTAGGCGAGACTTTTGATTTCAGCGTTACCCATATTGTTTAGCATCTGATTGAGTGCTTTGAGATTGCGATATGACATCGTGCCGAAACCGCTAGTCAGCACGGTGTTTGACAGGTCGGTCAGGCTGGGGATCACGAAGCCAGAGCCATAGCGTATGTAGTTAAACTCACGAACTTTTTGCATCGTAAAGTTCAGCAAGCTTTCTGGATCAGCGGGTAAGCCGAGTTGTCCAAGCTGTCGTTTGACACCCGCCTCGACCTCTCTAGTTGCTGCTTGTCGCTGATTGTTTAGCTTAGTGATTTCTTTGACTGACGCACCTTCGCGGGTGGCCTTTGCGATCATGTCGTTAAAATCATCATCGACTGCTTTGAGCATCCCTTTGAGGATTTCTTGTTCGCCACCACCGTAGTGTCCAAATGTTTTTCTCAGTGCCATTCGTTGTGAAATATCCATCTGTGCGCGATTCACGGATTCATACATGTCGTTCTTTAGGATGCCGAGTTCTTGTGCCTGACGTCGCTGTTCGTTTGTCAACTTGATCATACGTTCTTTCAGTCGCGCAGATTCCAGAACGTCTGTCGATAAAGCACCACGGGGGGCTTGTGCGCTTGTACGCTGGCTCAAGTTGTCAACCAGTTCCTCGACGTACTGTTCGAGCGGCCTGTCGTTCTCTTTTCTTTTAGTCAGACGCTTGGCTTGCTTGAGAGTTCGTTTAGCTTTCCGCACTCCTTTAGCTTGATCGTTCATTGCTTTCCGTCGCATCTTTTTGATCATCAAAAGGTTCTTGCGCTTTTGCGTGGCGTCGATGACGTTCCGTTTTAGCGGATCGATTTTACCGTTAAGTGTGTCTAACTGTTTGGTCTGCCTATCAATCGCTTGAGTGTTCTTGTCGATTTTACCCTGCAAGTAGCTGATACGGGTACTGCGTGGCTGCTTGCGTTTGGCACGACCTTCAGCGTCTAAGCGTATGGGCTTGTCGATATTTGCAAGATCGATGTCAGCCGCAGTGACGTTAGCTTCAGCGTCGAGTACTTCTTTTTTGCTAGCCGTTTGACCACGGTAGTTCACCATGTCCAAAAGTGCTTTAGCTTCCCGCACAGTTTCTTCAGCTTGCAGACGCATCTTTTGTCCAGAGCGTCCCGTCTTGACCATAATTTCGACATCTTTTTTGCGCTGGGCCGCTTCAGCTTTCAGCTTACGAACCTCATCCAACATCAGGTCATTTTTAGCTTTATTATTTTCAAGGTTTTTAGCCCGTCGATCTCTATTTGCGATTTGCTGTCGGAGGATGTCTTTGGCTTCTTTGACGGTTGCTTTGATAATATCGACACCAGTAGACCGGAACTCAGCGGCGGCTCTTATAGATTCCTTTCGCGCTTCATCAAAGTGGAAGTCAGCGTCCTCTTCCATCTTTTGAAGCTTTCGCAGTTCAGTCCGATAGAGATCGCCGGTCCATTCACCCAGTATTTCGTTTTTCGCGATAGCACCTTCACGGGTCGTGTAGACTTTGGGTTCACCTTTTGAGTTCACAACCGTGACATCTTCAGCCCCAAGTTTGCCAAACTGTTCCTTTGTCATACCAAACGTCGCTGAAAGAAAATCTTCAGACGGCGTGTCAGCAAAGGTTTCCATAAAGAAATTTCGAGCGGCAATCGGGTTTCTATTGATCCCTTTGCCGAGCCAAATCTGGGGCGCACCGTAGTCCGTGCCGAGACGCTCCTTGTCGGTCATCATGCCAAGATTGACTAGTTCGTCTTCCTGCCGCAAATGGAACTGTTCGAGAATATTAGCTTGCTCTTGAGCACTTTGGACAATCCGTTTAGCCCCATCAACGCCAAATCGATCCTCAAGATTCTGCATTTTCACGTCAAGGTCTTTGTGAACCGCCGCTTGAATAACGTCTTCGAATTCGGTTTTGCTTATTGCACTTGTTGTTTGTTCAACAGCTTTGGCTTCACCTGATGCTGATGGGCCTTTCGCGACGTCTGACGCGAGACCTTTTAAGTTGGCTCCAAGATCAGCAGCTTTTTCTCCAGCATTTCGCAATTTACCAGCATTTGTACCCGCAAGATCAAACCGCAACTTTTCGAAGGCCTCGTTGACCGGTCCTAAAATTTCCATACGAAATGACATCAGACCGTTTGTCGCTTCCTCTTCCATCGATCTGGTAGCCACGCCACGTTCAGCCGCCTCATCGATCATACCACCGCGATTATAAAGCATCGACGTAATGTCGCGATATGCTCCACTGTTGCTTGTCATGCCCCGAATGAGTGGTGACGCTTGACCCACAGTCTTTGTGACGGCAGCAAGACCGGCAGCACCAAACGCTTTGACACCAGCACGGGCAGCACCTTGGCCCATCAATGCACCACGTTTCGCCATCTCGGTAGACTTAACAGCCGCCGCACCAACGCTTCGACCAGCACCCGTCTCTGCGACCGCTTCGTAAGCCATTTTGCCATCGCGGGTGACACGCTTGAGTACCACGCTTTCTGACAGTGTCTCGCTTAGACCACGGACGCCCATGCTGACTTTACTGTCAGGCCTAAAGACATAATTAGGGTTCGTTGGATTCAGAAAGCTATCACCACGTCGTGCTGAGACGAATAGCCCAAGACCACCGCCGAGACCGGAAGACAACGCAGTGTTCAATACGCTCTCTTCAACGGTCCTCACGTCGTTCATCAAGTGCAGACCAGCTTCTTGCACGACACTGAATTGTGCACCAGCCGTGGCCCATTTAGCTGGCTTACTGTTCATCAACTTGCCAACGCGCCCAGCGGTCCCTAAACGCTTCGCAATGTTGACCCCAGGAATTAACGTGGAGATGTCAACAATTGACGCCACGCCTCCAATCAGCATTCCCAAGCCACTGCCGTTCATCAGCTTGGTCCGGTCTGACACCTGTTCGCGAAACGACGCCACACGGGCTTCGTATTGGCCTTGCGAATACACCATGTCGAATTCGCCGTCCTTGATGAATGCCTCCATGTCATTGTCTTTATCGCGGTTGTCGTTCCAGTGTGCATAGACGTTGAAGTTTTCGTCGGGCCGATACGTCCACCCGTTGGCATCACGACCACGGTCGAACCCGTATCGAATCGCAGAGCCAACCCAAGTTTCTTGCATCCACATTTCAGCAGCGGTGCCTATGACTCCAAGGCCTTCTACGTTGTCCGTTGAGTACCGGCGGGGGATCGATTGGACCGTTTCGACGTTTGTCTGAGTAGTGGTCTGTTGGACCGTCTGTTGTTCTTCAGCCATTGCGGGACTCCTGTTTATCTCGATTTGCTGGACTATTTGCGGAATTGTGGACGTTTAGATATACTCACGCCACCAATGTTTGCCGCAATACGTTCACCCATGTTTCCGAGGTTGATCGAAATGTCTGTCTGCCATTTCTCACCGGCAGCTTTTAGTTCTTCTTGTCGAGCAAAGCCAAGCATGGATGCTTGTTCAGTCAGTGTGGCTGACGATAGTGCTTTAATTGCTTCGACTTCTTTGCCTGACTTTAATGCTTGATAGAATGTTGTACGCTTAGTTCCTTCGTTAAAGTCGTAAGTGTCCGTGATTACAGTTTCGCCAGCATCGTTCATCTTAAAGTTAAAGACACCCAATCCTCGCGCCACTCTAGTTTCGGGATCGAATAGACCTTTTAATAGAGGTTCTTTTAAGATTTGTTCCCCAGTAGTTCCTAAGTCTTCATAAGTAATAAAAGATCGACCAGCCGCTCTGGCTATACGGATAGCTTCGCGCATGGCGTCCAGCCCACCTTCGTTAAAATCACCAGACGTTATTTCTCCCCCAGGACGCGCAGCGTTACCTAAGAAGTTCACGAACTCAGATGTCCCAAAAGACTTCACGGCTTTCGTAACGCTTTCGACTGTGTCCAATGCGTAGTCCGCCACAATGCTGGCAGCGGTTTTAGCGTATTCACCGATAATTTCACCAAGTCCATTAAGCACTGAGCCATCGTCATCGACAGTCGCATCCATTAGTTCACCATCTGCGTTGAACACTTCACCCTTGGTGCTGATCACCACACTGAGTTCTTCTTGGGACGTGTCGGTAATAGTGCCGCTACTCTGGATATTTTCTGCGTCAGGGAATGCCGCGAGAAATCCGTAGTGTTTCTTTTTGATTTCTTGAAAGCGTCGGTCGGTATCTTCCTCCACGTCAGCTTTCAATTCGTTAATATCCGCTTGCACTGGGTCTTCCGTTTTAACGTCCTTTAAGAAACCAAAGTGCTTTTCTTTCAGTTCCGCAAACCTTTGGTCAATTGATGTTTCAACAGGTGTCTTCTTTTCGACGTCATTTAAGAAACCCATGTGCTTTTGTTTCCAAGCTTCAAACTTTTGATCAAGATCATCTACTTGCTCTTCCTGACCGCCTTTGTCAGACGTGCCGTCCTTTAAGAAACCCATGTGCTTTTGTTTCCAAGCTTCAAACTTAGTGTCCAAATTGGAAACTTTTTCAGTCTCTCCAGTAAGATCGGGGGTTGTGTCGGGTTGTGGTGTGTCTGGTGCTGGAGTCTTGTCGCGACTTGCCGTGTGCAGAAAGGTCGATAGATTACCTCCC